CAAAAAGAGGCACAGTTACTGGCATTGCTTATGGCATTTGATTCCCGGCAAGCTGAAGAACAGGCGATTGATCGCCAGCGAGCCGCCGAAGTCGGAACGCTTCCGCCCGTCGTGAATCCGGAGCGTCGCGAATTCTGCCGGCTGGATCTGCTCGGATTCCTGACCGTATATTTCCCAGAAACAACCGGACTCAAAGAATTCAGCGATGAACAGAAGGCGGCGATTCTGCGGATGCAGATTGCCATTCTCGAAGGCGGATCGCGTGTTCTGAACCTGTTTCCGCGTGGATTCGCAAAGACGACGATCAGCGAGAACGCGGCATTGTGGGCGATTCTGTACGGTCACCGGAAATTTATTCCGATCATTGGAGCGGATGAAAACGCGGCACGCGATAACATCGAGTCGATCAAAACTGAGTTGATGACGAACGACTGTCTGCTCGAAGACTTCCCGGAATCAGTTGCGGCGGTGCGGCATTTGGAGAACAAATCGCAACGCTGCCGAAGTCAAACGCACAGCGGCAGGCTGACGCATATTCAGTGGGGTCAAGATACGGTGGTCCTGCCGTCAATTAAGATCGGCGACGAATGGACGGCGTGCAGCGGTTGCATTGTGACCGCTCGCGGACTCACTGGCCGGATTCGTGGCATGGCACACAAGCGACCGGACGGAACAAAGCAGCGGCCGGACTTCGTGATAATCGACGATCCGCAAACTGATATGTCCGCGATGTCGCCAGCACAATGCACGAAGCGACTGAGTCTAATCCGTAAGGGTGTATTGAGGCTCGGCGGGCATCAGGCGGCACTGGCTGCCGTGATGAACGCGACGGTGATCATGGAGGATGACGCGGTCGACCAGTTAGCCGACCACGTCAAGCATCCGGAATGGGAGGGTCTGCGGATTCCGATGCTGAAATCGGACGCGACCGCACATGAGACGCTATGGCTCGAGGACTACGCGGAGATTCGCAGAACCTACGATCCAGAAGATCCGCACGACCGAAAGCGAGCAATCGCGGACAGCAATAAGTTCTACGAGAAAAACCGCAAGGCGATGGACAAAGGAGCGGAGGCGACGTGGAACGAATGCTACGGCGATGACGAATTCTCAGCGATTCAACACGCCTACAATATCCGCATCGATGACGGCGAAGATGTCTTCGCCAGCGAGTGTCAGAATCAGCCGATTCGCATGGGCGACAACTCAGAATTCTTAACGGCCAGCGAGGTGAACCGGGACCGTGTCGGAACGTGGGTTGATTTTCCGGCAGAGGTTACGACGATTGGCTTTCATATCGACGTGATGAAGCGGGCGTTGTACTGGACGGTGATTGGGGTCACTGACGATTTCCGATTGTTTCCAGTTTACGGCACGTATCCAGAACAGCGGCAGAAGTCGTTCGACTATCGGACGATCAGAAAGTCGATCCAGCAGACACATCGAGGATTAAGCGAGGAACGGGCCGTGCAGAAGGCAATCGAGATGTTGCTATCTGACCTGTGTAATCGATCATGGAAACGCCAGGACGGCGTGGAATTGGGATTCGATATCGGACTGGTCGACGGTGGCTATCAGATCGGCAGTGTGAAGACCGCAATTCTCAACAGCGGATTTGCACGGCGTGTGTTTCCGCTGTTCGGTCGCGGCGTGAAAGCGGGCGACGTTCCGATGCTGCAACGGCAAAAAAAGAAAAACGAACTGAGAAGCACGGACGGTGCGTTACCCTGGACGCTGGCCGCTGACAAATCAGTCAAGGGAATCCGCACCGCATTCAACGACACAAACGCAACAAAGACATTCTTACATCGTCGACTGGCAACCGACGCGGGCCGGGGCGGATCGTTCGAGTTGCCGAAGGGCGATCACCGGCGATACTGTGAGCATCTTTCGTCGTCAGAGTATTCAACCGAAACGAGCGGGCCGCACGGAACCTGCATAGAATGGCGAATGATGCCGGGGCAACCGGACAATCACTGGCTCGACACAACGTGCGGGGCGATCATCGCAGCATCGATCAGCGGGAAGGTGGCGTTTAATAAGGCGGTGCAACCGCAGGCAAAAACAAAACGGCAACGGAAGGTCAGCTACTTATGAGCAAGGCAACGAAAAAGAAGGCAACGCCGAAGAAGGTAGATATTCCGGTGGTCGATGAGGTGCCGGCAGTTTGCCCGCGATGCAGCAAGACCACCAGATCATGTAAAGAGGCGGTGGTAAGGCATCTGGTGGACGGAACGGTTAGCGATATTATCGTTCGTCACATAAACGGAACGTGCAGCGTCACGGATCGACCGTTTAATGTAGTGGCGTGGTCACCAGTGAAATGCAGAGGGTGCGGGCAGCATTACAAAGTGAAAACGCGGCTGTATCAATGAGTCTCGGAATCCGAGAACTGCACCCCGTAAAGTGTAGCGTAGACTAAACGCCGCCCGCAAAATTGCAGGCATGGCAACGCTCGCAACACTCAGAGACCGTAGAGACGCACTCGAAGACGCTATCGCCTCGGGCGTGATGTCAATCACCGTGGACGGTCAGTCAACTTCGTTTGCGTCCATTGCGGATCGGCAGTCGACGCTGAACCGGATTAATCGCGAGATTGAACGCTGTACAGGCCAACCGTCGAAGCGACCACGGGCGGCGCAGGTCAACATGGGGAACTTCACCCCATGAACATCCTGACACGCACAGCCAACCGAATGACCGCCGCATTTGCGAGCGGATACGACGCGGTCAAATCCAGCGGCAAACGCAAAGCCGCTTCGTCGGTCCTGAAGCATGAAGATCAGAACCTAAAAAACGCCGACCGTCACCGGATGATCGGTGCGACGCGGGACATGGCGAGGAACTTCTCGATTGTCGCGTGGGCGATTCGGAAGCATCTCGACTATGTTTCGCTATTCGATTTCCAGATGCGGACGCAATCCGACGAACTGAATCAGCAGATCGAATCTCTGATGCGGGACTGGCAGCGTCCGTCACAGTGCGACGCGGCCGGGCGTCACTCGTTCAACAAGATGTTGCGGATGGTGGAATCACGCCGCACTATCGACGGCGACGTGATGGCCCTGAAACTCCAGACGGGGCATCTTCAGGTCATCGAAGCGGACAGAATCCGCCAGCCAGACAAGATCGAACAGGGCGACCGATGGTACAACGGAATCCGCGTGAATCGTGCGGGGGCATCTGCACAGTACGCACTCTGGAACCGCACAGATTCCAGTCAATTCCAATTTGCCCGAAACGTACCAGCACGCCGGATGATTCATCACGGGCATTTCGAGCGATTCGACCAGGTGCGGGGAATCTCGCCACTGGCCGCAGCGTTGAATTCGTTTCGTGATTGTTATGAATCAATCGATCTTGCACTCGCGAAAATGAAAGTCGAACAGCTATTCGCTCTTGTCTTCTATCGCGACGCGGAGGAATCAATCGGCACAGCGACCGGGACCGACGCGAACGGCTACGAGATCGACTTCGGCAAAGGTCCGGTGCAGTTGGATCTGGATCCAGGCGACAAGGCCGAATTCTTAAAGACGGACAATCCAGGCAGCAATACACGCGAGTTCATGCAGACGGTTCTGAGCATCGCAATCAAGTCGCTCGACCTGCCGTACAACTTCGTGGACGAGTCGCACACAAACTTCTTCGGCAGCCGTGCCGCGTGGCTCTTGTATGACCGGTCCTGCCAGCACAAGCGGGCGGACGTTCTGGAATTTCTGCGGAAGGTCACCGTCTGGAAATTGCAGCAATGGGTGATCAACGGACAGCTGCAACTGCCCGCAGGCCAGACGATCAAGGATCTGCCGTTTGAGTGGGTGCATCGCGGTATGCCGTGGTGGGATCCAGCCAAAGAGATCAACGGGGCTGTCGCCGCAATCAAGGCCGGGCTGGACAATCCGTATCGGATCACGAAAGAGGCGGGGCGAGGCGAGTTTGAGGAAAACGTAGACGCGATTGCGAAGGCGAACGCATACGCGGAGGAACGCGGCGTGACGCTGGAATACGCCATGCAGCCAGTCGTCGAAGAGTCGCCGCCGGAACCAAACAATACCAGGGGGCGGCAGTAATGAAAAAGGACATCAGCAAGCAACCGCAATATCTGCGGGCATCGGTCGCACGCGGTGCGGAATCTGTCGACCGATCCGGTGGCACGTTCGGGGCCGGCGTGATTCGCGGCGTATCGGTGATCACCCGCGGCGAAGCGTTGGGCCACGATATGTGGATCGACCAAGACTTCCTGTCTGACGTGACGGCAGCAATCAACGGCAGCGAAGCGGCATCCGGCGGAATCAAAGCACGCTTCACACATCCGGGCCTGTCGTCGGATGGGATGGCGTCGAAGCTCGGCAGGATCACAGACGCGAAAACTATCGGTGATCGCGTTGTGGGTGATCTGAACTTCGCGGAGTTTGCGACGAAAACGCCTGACGGTGATCTGGCCGACTACGTGATGAGTCTGGCGGAAGAAGATCCGGAATCGTTCGGCCTGTCGATTGTCTTTGAATTCGATCAGCAGGCAATGAACGAACACGAAACAGAAAACACCAGCGGCAAGCCTGCACGGTTTGTGAGTCCGGACGAGGACAATCTAAACAACTTCCAGCACGCGAGGCTGACGCGGCTGCGAGCGGGTGACGTGGTCGATGAACCGGCTGCGAATCCGAACGGACTGTTTCACCGGGAGCAGGAAATTGCACAAGAGGCAGACAGCCTCATGGAATACGCACTCGGCCTATCTGGCGAGAAACCGGAGTGTGCTTTTTTGAGCGTTGACGCTGACCGCGTATCTGCGGCAGTGACTCGCTTTCTTTCTCGCCACGATTTAACCCTAGTCACGAAAGGTGACGACATGCCGAAAGATAACACGCCGGTTGAGACACCGGCAGAAGAACCACAGTTGAGCGCGGCGGACGTTCGCGAGGAATTCGCGGCGGAACTGTCACGATTTACGGAGGCGTTCGGTGCAACCAGTGCGGCTGAATGGGTCGCTGAGGGGCTGTCCTTCAGTGACGCTCAATCACGCCACATCGGCGGGCTGAACGCAAAGATCGACGCTCTACAAGCGAAGGTCGGCGAACTTCAGGAAACGCTGAACAGCATCGATACCGGCGAATCTGAGCCGGCGGAATATGGCGAAGGCAACGATTCGCCACAGCCGAAGCGGGGCGGACTGAGCAGCAAGATCAGAATCTCTGGTCGCAGTTACGAAGAAAACTAACACAGGCAACGCCTGACAACTCACAAAGGAACTGAACTCATGGCTAACGATCTTTTGACGGTGGCGGATTTCGTCGCCGACGCACTCGATGTGGATGACACCACGACCAGCGAGGTGCTGAACGCTTCGCCGTTGGTGGCACGTCTTCCGATTTCCGACACGTCCGACGGTTCGGAGACTCACAAGTACAATACGTTCACTGGTGCGCCTGTAGTCGGATTTCGAGCGGCAAACGCGGGCCGCGATTACGATCACTCCATTGACACGGTCGTCTCTGCGGCGTGTACGATTCTTGACTTCTCGTGGCGTGTTGACTTCGCCGTGGCGAATGCGTGGCGAAAAGGGCCGGAGGATCTAATCGCCCGCGAAGGCATTCGGCATCTGAACGCGGCATTGTTCGCGCTCGAACAGCAGGTGATTTACGGCGTGACCAGTCCCGGCGATTCTGCCGGTTTCGTCGGGTTGCTCGGTTCGTCGAATCTCGACGCACTGGCTGACGACATGGTGATTGGTGCGGGCGGCACAACCGCTTCACAGCAGTCCAGTCTGTACGCGATCAAGACAGGCGATAACGATGTGAAGCTCGTTACGCCGATGGCTCGTGGTGTTGAGATCGGTGACGCTATCGTCACTGAAGCAAACGACACGAATCATCCTGTCTATTATGTTCCTGCGAGCATGTATATCGGGCTCCA